TCTCGACGAGTTATTATTGGAATGGTCTTATAGGTCAGAAAGGGGATATCCATCAGTGGATAACCCTTCTGATGTCTCTGTATTGAAAACAATTCTTAAAGAATTAAAAATATCAGAACAAGATATTGAAGGTATAATTGATGAATTAGAAGATGATCCTCAAGATCTTGGGATTCCTGGAGATGATGGGTTTGAAGACTCTCCAGTCCAACAAGCAAAAGAAAAACAATTTCGAGATAAACAAACAGGCGATACTGAACAACCAGAAGTTAAACCTGAAGAAAAACCAACAACTGAAGGAGATGAAACTTATGATGCTGTTTTAAAACATTATTTAGGTGATAAACCAATCCCTAGAGTTGAAAATACTTACGCATGGCCTGGTAGAGGAGGCTCTACATTTAATATTCAAGTTAAGGGCAATGATTTAAAACATTGGAAAGATTTTTGGGAATTAGCACCACCTGTAAAAGGTAAAGAAATAGGAACATCAAGTAAAGGTACAGGAAACGGAGAAGTAGCATTATATTGGTTATATCAACACGGAGGAGCTCCAGGTGTAGATGTAAAAGGTACTCAAGGCGCTGATAATCCAGATTTAGAATTTAATAAAGTAGGTGTAGAAGTAAAAGCATTTGGAAAAGCTCATGAAAAAGCTAAAGGATTAGGACGTTGGTCTCAAGATAAAGATCAATTAGATGCATTAGGTATATTATTTGGTTTTCAAAAATTAGTAAGTACATTACAACCAAAGGCATCAGGAAAATTACCCCCAGATATAAGCCCGAATAATTTTAAAGGATTTCAATTAAAAGCTGCTTTTGATCAGTTAGCTAAATTAAAAGGAGTAAACTTGGAAGACTTAGGAAAAGAATATCCAATATTTTTAGATATTAAAGATAGGCTTGACAGTTTAGCTGCAAAAATAGGAGATTGGGATCCTGAAGATACAGAAGACGCAGCTAGAAGAATGGCTGTATATTTTATTTCTCCCAAAGTAGGAAGAAAACCTGGAGATGGTGGTTTTTTAACTCATGTAAAAGAAGATGGAGATTGTAGATTTTGGCAATTTGATGTTGAAAAATTAAAAAATCATCCTGATCTAATAGGTAGAAAAGGCCAATCAGGATATATTGGATCAGCTAGTAGTCAAATGTATGTTGAATTTGATCATCTTCTTGGTTAAAAAAACTTGGTTTATATTATAATTTCTCATATCCTACAACTGTAGGGGTTTTAGGGTCGAAACGGCGGACCGCAACACCGAACACATGACACAATACAATCCGAAAAATATAGAAGAAACACTGAAACGAATGGAAAAGGCGGATGAATTAAAAGGCATCCATCGTTCAGGAACTAACATAATGTCGTTCTTTGATGATAATGATAAAGAACACGAATTACAAAAACAACAATCAGCAGCAGAAGTTAAAAAAGATGAATATCTTAAAAGTGTTGAATTACTTAAAAAACTTATACAAGAAAAGGGGGCCAAATCAGATTTAACCCGTATAACAGCAATCGGTTATTTAATTGAATCAACAGACTTTCTCAATATACCATCAGATAAAAAAGATATGTTAAAAGAAAATATGATCTGGTGTAATTTACAATACGAAAAATATACAAATGAAAATTAGGGACCTTGAAAAATGGGAGGATGATTATTACCCCAAAAAGGAAAAAATTAGACGAAAAAAGCCCCGTAAAAAAGACTTGGATTCACCAAGAAAGGGTACTACAAATAATAGAAATAAAAAATAAACTATGAAATACGCAAGACAAACACAAGATTCTCTAGAAAGATTAGATCAATCTTTAAGAAGATTACACACAATGATTAAAAGAGGTGAAAATCAAGAAGCTCTTAGATTTATGGAAGAAGGAGATTTAAAAGAAAGATATGATGAATTGCAAACTTTAATTAAGTTATCATCAACAAATGCTTTAGGAGCTAGTGGTGTACAAGGTATAGGAACTCTTTAATAAATAAAAGTTATGTTATCAGCAGAAAAAATCCAGTCAAACTGGGAACGTTATATAAATGTAATAGGAACATGTTTTTCAAAAGAAAGAACAGACATTTTACTTCCATTTCTAGACAAATATAAAGAAAGAATGATGATGATGCCGGCTTCAAGTAAGAATTGGCACCATTCAGCATTTGCAGGTGGTTATACTGACCATGTTTTGCGTGTATTTGATTGTGCAAATCAATTATATAAAACGTGGGAAGCAATGGGAGGTGATATATCCACATATACTGTTGAAGAGATGCATTTCGCCGCATTATTCCATGATTTAGGCAAGATGGGCCAACAAGAAGGCGAGTATTACCAACCAAACGATTCACAATGGCATGTTGATAAATTAGGACAGATTTATAAATTTAATACCGACATTCCTGCAATGAAAGTTCCAGAAAGATCATTGTTTATACTTCAAGAAATTGGTTGTAAAGTAACCCAAAACGAGTTTATTACAATTAAAATTCATGATGGTTTATATGATGAGTCAAATAAGTTCTATTTTATGTCTGGTCAAAAAGAAACTAGATTAAGAACACATTTACCTTTATTAATGCATCAAGCAGACCATATGGCTGCTCAAATCGAATTTGAATTATGGAATAACGCATCTAATAGTGTTCCTAAATCAAAACCAGCAAATGCTACTAAAGGAGATAAAACACTTAGAGCAGCTAAAAAAGTAAACGCAGAAAATAACCCAAACTTATCTAAAGCAACAATTGATGTTATAGATTCGTTCTTTAAAGACTAATTATGGAAATACTATTAGTAATATTATTAACATTAGTAATAACAGTTTCTTTTTTTATTGTTAGAAATTTACTTCAAAAAAATGAACAATTAGAAGATTTTATTTCAAAACAAAGTGAAGCTATAAATGCTTGTGATACAAGATTAAAACAATTAGATGATAAAAACGTATTCTATTCAGATGATGAAATAGGTTTTTTCTTTAAAGAAGTTCAAAAAATACAAGAAGCCTTAAATGAATTTACGTTAAAATAAAATACACACATGTATAACAAAGCCAAATGGGCCCCAAAGCCCCCTCCTGAACCAGTAATCACTGGTTCTCTTACGCCCGAACCAAAAAGAAGAGGTAGAAAAAGAACCAAAAAAAGATATTTTACAGAAGATACAGACGCAGCTATAAAAGAATATTTAGCTTCATCTAACCAAGACGAAAGAGATAATATATTTAGAACAAGAATACATTACCCTTTCTACAAATTAGCGGAAAACCTTATCCATACATTCAAATTTTACTATACAGAAGTAGATGATTTAGAAGACTTAAAACATGAAGTAATTTGTTTTCTTTTAGAAAAATTAGATTATTTTAAACCAGATAAAGGTTCAAAAGCATTTAGTTATTTTTCAATTGTAGGTAAAAATTATCTTATACTTTATAATAATAACAATTACAAAAAGAAAAAACAAAAAGCAGATGTATTGGCTGTAGATGAAGATCCTATTACTCAATATTCACATGATAGAGAAAATACCAAAAAAGAGGTAAAAGACTTTATAGATCAGTTTGTAGAATATTGGGAAAAAAATCTATTCACAGTTTTTAAAAAACCAGCAGACCAGAGAGTAGCAGATGCAATAATTACACTTTTTAAACGTAGAGAAAATCTTGAAATATTTAATAAAAAAGCATTATACATATACATTCGTGAAATGACTGATGTAGAAACTCCCGTAATTACTAAAGTTACTAAAATTTTAAAAAAACATCATAAAATTCTTTATAGTGAATATATTGAAAAAGGATATATAAGAATCTAAAAACTCCATATTTATAATAAAACAATATGGATTCATTAAACCAAATATTATTTGACGATAAATCCTTCGGTGATTTATTAAAAGAAATTCACGGTAATCAAAAGAAAAAAGCCAAACAACTAGCTTCTTTAATTGCTGAGTTACGTCCTTTAGTCCAATCTTTAGGTGATGCCACTGTAGTAGTCCCCTTAATCAAGGAATACATGGAAATTAGTGTTAAAAATGATGACCAACTAATTAAGATGGCAGCTATTGTACAACGTTTATCAACAGGAGCAGCTTCAAGTGGTGATGGTGGTTTATTAACTGAAGAAGAAATGGACCAACTAATGGATGTAGCTGAAGAAATAGCTAAAACTGTTGAAAAACCAAAACAAATAGAAGCACCAGAAGAAAATAATGGCAACTAATTCTAAATCAAAATTAAATAGTAATTTAGGGGGTACTAAACCCTTTAAAGGGGGTATTATTGTAGCTAAAGTAAAAGAAGTAATATTAAACCCAACTACAGAATTAGCCCAACAATATGGGGGCCATGATGCTATAGGAACTATTTTTTATACTAAAATACAAAATAATCCTAAAACGGGTCATATGGAAAAAAGGGAAGTACCCGCTGTAGATGGGTTAGCTAAACCTTTATTCTTTTTCCAAAAACAATACCCTTTATTAAATGAAGTAGTATTAATAATTACTGCTACTAGTAAAGATGCTATGAAGTCTAATAAGGGTGCAATGATGAATTATTATTTACCTCCTTTAAGTATATGGAACCACCCACATCATAATATTTTTCCAAATCCTAGAAATTTTACAAAACAAGAATATACAAAATTAGAAGAATATCAAAAAGCAGGTATAGTTAGAAGATTATCTGAAGATGAAGAACCTGAAATACCTTTAGGGGATTATTTTAAAGAGATATCAAATATAAAACCTTTACTACCTTATGAAGGGGATACTATTTTAGAAGGTAGATTTGGAAATACTATAAGATTTGGTAGTACTTCAAGAGCAAGTGGAAGTATGATTCCTGAAGA